GCTTCTTGTCTAGCGGCTTCGGCTCTAGCGGCTTCGGCTCTAGCCGCCTCTGCTTTGGCAGCTTCCGCTCTTGCCGCTTCTTGTCTTGCAGTTTCCGCTCTTGCGGCTTCCTCAGCAGCAGCTTGTTGTTGCCGCGCTTGTTGCGCAGCTAACAACTCATCCTGCTCTGAGGTTAGCGACTTTTTTGCGAGGTCAGCTACTCCTTGCAGATTCTGAATCTGCGATCTGAGGTCATCGACATTTAAACCACCGGCTATCTGATTTCTCAACTCATCAACATTGATTTCCGCTGGGATTTGACTTTGCAGATCAGCCAGCTTTGATTCGATGCCGCTGAGATCAACTTGAGGAACACTGATACCTTCTTGGATCTGCTGTCTCAGCGCATCTACATCGATTTGCTGAGGTATTTGTCCCTGCAACTCCTTAATCCGGTTTTCTAAACCAGAAAGGTCTGGGCCTTTCCTGCCTTCGACTTGGGCTAGTCTTTCCTGTAGCTTAGATAAATCTGGGACGTTTAGGCCTTCTTGAATCTGCGCCTTAATAGCATCAACATCTATGTTCTGCGGAATCTTTCCTTGCAGCTCTTGGATTCGAGACTCTATACCGCTCAGATCGACCTGCGGAACGTTTATTCCCTGCTGGACCTGCTGCCTAATCGCATCGATATCGATATTGGGAACATTGATGCCTTCTTGAACTTGTTGGCGAATCGCATCGATGTCGATATTGCCAAGACCTTCTTGGATCTGTGATCTCAGCGCATCAACATCAATTTGGGGTTGAGCCTGCACCTTACCAGACAGGTCGGTTTGAGCAGCCTGTATCGCCGCAATCCGCTCATTCAGGTCACCTAAACCAAGACTGTCTTGTACTTGCTGTCGGATTTGAGCAATCGTTTCTTCGGGTACTACTGATCTACCGGTGCCAATGCTTTCGGCAATTTGCTGCCTTAGCTCGTCAACGTTAATGTTAGGAAGATCTAGCTGACTCTTGATCGCCTCGATGTCTGGTTTTCGGCCTTCCAGCTCAGCGATTCTTGCAAGCAGCTCATCTCGTTCTGATTGACCAGCCGTTCTATATTCTTGCTCCCTTGCGGCAGCAGCAGCTTCCTGATCTGCGAGCCTTTGGTTCAGCTCATCAAACCGGGCCTGCATTGCCTTGTCAGCTTCTGCCTGCGCAGCCGCTTGAGCCTCAGCATCAGCCCGCGCTTTTGCTTCTCGATCAGCTTGTTGCTGCGCTAACTGATCTTGAAAGTCTTGTTGCTGTTGCTGGATAACTGGCGCTTGCTCTCGCATTTGACCAAGCGCAGTGTCGAACAAGTCTCCTGCGCCACCGCTCGTCGGTGTCCTGAACATATCCATCGGAGAACCGGGGCGTTCGCCTCGATCAAACACTGGGCGGTTCATCAAGTAGTCGCCCATCTGTCCGTATGGATTGTAACCAGCGCCGTATTCGGCAATAGAATCCATTAGGTTCCCGTATGGGCTGTCTTGCAAACCAGAACCATACGGTCGGAAAAGGTCGCTTATGCCGCCTTGTTGCTGGCCATAACCGGGCTGAGGTTGGGGTTGTCCACCGCCCTCATAAGGATTCTTTGGTTGACCGGGTGGGGGTGGCATTCTTGGCGCTACGATTGGCCCCGGCTGATACGGGGCTTCGGGTGGCGGCATTGGTCCACGCCTGCCGGGGAATGGTGCTTCCGTATTTTCGGGAGGAGTAAAAGGATTTTCTTTGCCATCGGTCATCCAAGGCGGCACAAAGGGAATATAATCTTCCCCCGGAACGCCCGGAATGTTTCCGGGTCCAAGGTCCGCTAAAAAACCGGAAGAAGAGGGTGGAGAGCCTGAGCCTCCTCCGCCCTGCGACGCCTGCCAATCAGCTAAACCGCTCCAATTAGGATTGATCCGAGGGATCGGTTCCGCCGTGTATTTGAATTCGGGCGGCTGAGCCAGTTCGCTTGGGGCGATCGTTTCAGAAAGACTTGGGTCTTCGTTGCCCTGAAATGGCGTGTTACCCGGCTGCACCTGACGGTTGTAAAAGTCTAAGAAACCGCCTGTATCAATTACTTGATCTACCGGCGGCTGCAATGGCGATTTAGGAGGCAGCGGATTGCGCACTGGAGTCCTTGCGTTTTTAGCGTCACGCATTCTCATCATTTCTTGAATGCGTTCACGTAGGTCGGAATCAACGGTTGGAGCTTTCGGGTCTCTCTGAATAGGCGAACCTTCAGGCCTTCGCGCCATAAGAGGACGTTTATCGAGCATGCTGCGAATACGCTGACTGGATGAGCGCAAACGATTAATCTCGTCTTGAATTTGATCCCGAGGCATCGAGTCAAGATCGACTGGGCCAGTCCTTAAAAAAGGATTCCTTGGCTTCATATAATCACCACGCCTTACATGACCAATAGCGCGGAGTCAGTTTATTTTTGGCCGTGTCACAAGAATGTCTGGCCCTAAAATTAGCTCTTCGCTTTGGTATGTTCTTTTTGATTTTCATGTCTGGATCGCCAAAACGAACCAGCTTAATCTCGTCGCCCTGACGCGCTAAAACCGCAAACTTCTTGCGTCCGCCCGGCGTTCTTTTTGGCTTATTAAAACCAGCAAACGACTCACCACGATAAGTGAGCCGTCCGCCTTCGGTTCTTTTAGCGTCCTTGGATCTAGCCATTAGTCATACTTTTTGATCAGTTCCAAGATTACGGTGTAGGTATCCGTTGCACTTGCGCCAATGGTTGTGAATGCAATATCACCGGTTTTGCCAGCACCCGCATTATTTGGGATACCGGTAAAACAGTTGTAATCGTGCCAACCATTTGAGTCTGGAGATAGGGCTATACACAGAACATCGGTTGTGGCGTCGAAGAGAACTTCGACACCCATCCCGACGCACTGCCACCATATCTGGGCGACAGAAACTTCTGTGCAGGCTTGACCCGCAGAGTTTGAAGCAAGAGCAGAAACGTCAACCTTAACCACCGCAGATTCACCCGTGCCATCGCTGACATTGGTGAATTTCAGAATAGCTTTACGCTCACCATCCTGAATTGTTTGCGAGGTTACAGTATCGGCCATTTCTCACCTCCAATTAAGCGAGGTTGTTGTTTTGAACGTATTCGACCGTGATGTGCCCCGCACCGGCAGAACCGGCTGAGAAATCAACATAGATCGGCAAATCCGCCGTGCCAATATCCACCCAAGTGTCGGCGTCGGTAATGGTTGCATCTGAACCGAGCTTGATTACGTTTGCAGAGGTTCCTAGTGCCAATGCGGTGAACAGCTCAGTTGAGGTTGCGCTCGTTCCTACAGAGAGGTTTTGAGACGCACCGTCGCAAGCTGTGGTCACATAGACGTAAACTTGAACAATTTGACTGTTGGCGGGAATTACGATACCCGTGTCAGCAGCAGTCGTTGACTGCGACCAAGAAGCGCTTTGCGCCATCTTGACAAAACCAACGTTTTTAACGTCAGTGCCGACCGTGGTTCCAGTTGTGTCTTTGATTGTCCCGGCTTTAATTGGACCGGAAAAGGTTGTAGTAGCCATTGGTTATCTCCTGTCTTGGCTAATGTCAACCGCCCTATGCGGTTGTCAGGGATAAAACGATATTACAGAAAAAAGAAAGGGGGCAAAAGCCCCCTTTTTTATTAGGCTCCTTGTGAGCCGTAGATGCCTCGCCAATCGGACCATCCGAATGAGTAACGCTCTCGCGCCTTGTATCGGAGGTTGCCGGTTGAGAAGTCAGGCTCCATAGACGTTTCCATATTAGTACGCTGGAACATCTTGAGGCCTTCACCTGTTTCAGTGACAGATGTCAACAAAAACCAAGCATCAGGGTCGTTCAGGTAGTGGTTCACAGTGTAACCACCGGGCAAAACACCCGTGTTCTTGATCGCGTTGATATCGTTGTCAGCAGTTCCAGATCGCAGCGGTGAATTCAAGATTCGATCCGCAACGAAAACGAGCTGAGGCGGAACAACCAGTTTGGTAGCTTGTACCGAAATGGTCAGCCCACGATCATCCGTGAACGTGCTGATGTCGATCAAACCGTCTTCGAGAGAAGTCTCGTTCAGGTCTGCCATCGTCGTTGCCCGGTTAGCAGCAGTACCGCCGCCAGCCAAGGGGTGTGCAGTGTTGATCAGTGACACACCGTCGCCGCCGGTATAAGAACCGGAGAAGGCGTTGTTGAGAACGTCCGCACCCTTAATCTCTTTGGTGTTAGCCATAGAGCGAGCGAGGGCTTTCACATAACGCTTGCCAAGTGAGTCATAGAGGTTATCTTCGACTGCTTCTTCCGTGAGCGAGAATGCCAAAGCAATCGTCTCATGAGTGTAGCGAGCTGAATAACCCTCAGAAGCATTGTCAAAAACAACGCCCTGACCTTCAGTTTTTACTGGTGCTGAACCGAAACCGGTGATCAGTACCTCTTCCTCGAACGCACGCTGAGAATCTTCGATTGCGTACAGTTCTTCGTACTCACGATCATAAGAATCGTAAGACATCCCGAAGAGGCTGTTCAAACCCGGCTCTAATTCTTTCGCTAGTTGAGCGCGTGAAATCGCCATGATTTAGCCTCCTTATGCCAAGCCAGCAGACTTCACACCAGCGATGTGGTTTTGAATAACCACAAGGACGTTGGTGTTAGCGCTTGCTACGTCATCATTGTCAGGATCTTGAGAGATATCGATTGCTTTCAACGGCAAAGTAGTCGTTGTAGCACCAGTCGTTACGTCAAGTTCCACGTTTGAGCGGCCTGAAGACGTGTCTCCGGTCGTAGCTTGGTCAACAATATCGAAATTGCCAAACAGGTCAGCGACGGGGAACGTGTCATCGGCTTGTACTTCGAAGACCACGTTAGGGTCATCGACTACAAACGCAATGATGTCTGCGGCTGCGACTGAACCGGGGTAGTAGTTCTTGAAGACCTGCTCACCGGTTGTGGGGTCTGTATATTGACACCCGTTAAACACCCCAACGACGGGGACAGCACTTCCTGCTGCGGCTCGCTCGACACCGCCACCAGTTACTTGCTTTACAAGATCTCCTTGGAAAACCTTGCCGCTGTAACCAGAAGCAATTCGGTATCGACTTTGGCCGCCAGAATAGGGAGCGCCACCCATCATGCGAGAGGGGCGTAATCCAAAGGCTGCATCTTTATTAGCCATTTTAGGACTCCTTTATTTACCTTCTGCCAAAAGTTACTTGGGAGTCTCGCTGCGGATCATACTTAACGTAACGACTGTCGCCTCGGGTTTCGTTGAACATGGTGTTGTCCAACGCATCTTTGGCTTGTTGATTTTTGACATGATAGTAATCATTTCGCTCTTCAACGGTTTCGTTAGGAATCTTCGCAAGGAGCAATCCCTCGTTGTAAACGACTCCTGAATGCCGCCCGGAATCATCCATCGTTGGCAATTGCCATTCTGGAGGCAGATCAGAACCTTTAACTAGTTCCCATCCTTCCCGCAGACGACGGCTGACGTTTGCTCGATCCTCCTGACCCAGCATTGATTCCCTGATCCACCGATAGGTGTAACCGGGAGGTGCTGGAGGAGTTTCTAACTTACGCACCGGACGCCAAGGGCGTCGTCGAGCCTGTTTATCGTGTGTCTCGGATTCACGCGAAGCGCGAGTTTTATTTACTTCGGACATTATCTTGCCTCCCTAGCTGCAATTTTTTGCTTCTCTGCTGCCACTCGTTTCAACCATGCCTCTTCAGACATATTGTGTGGCTTCAGGCCCCGGAGACGTTCTAGCTCACCTTTCGTAAATGAAACGCCACGCTTGTTGCCTCGTGTTTGTGGCCGACCAGCAGGGCTGGCGGAAGCGACTCTTTGCACGACGGGTCTGCCTTCCGATTGTTCGACCGTTTGTTCCGCTTCTGTCCGAAGGTTCGGATAGACGCGAAAAACTCTTGTGTCCAACTCATTATAATACTCATCTGAATCAGGTTCATAGCCTTCATTGATAAGATTAAAATGAGTGAAATAAGCGAACTGAGTCGCTTGTAAATTCTCTTCGTTCTCACCATCACCATACCACTTATTTCGCTCATGCCAACTCAAGGCCTGATCAGTCGGTTTAACCTCCTCCTGAGCTGGCTGCTGATATTGCTGCTGTGGTTCTTGGTAAGTCTGGTAATTCTCTTGCGGTTGCTGCTGCGCTTGTCGAGCTTGCGCAACTCGCAACTTTTCTTTTTGAATAGCGATATCGTTTTTCAAAGTATCTGCTTTGGAGATTAGGTCGGCATCGCCACTTTGAATCGCCTTGCGATAAATATCATCGACTTGGCTTTCTTTCGCTTTTAGGGCTTCGCCTTCTTTCTCCAAAACCGTGCGAGCTTGCAAAACCGACTGCTGGCGGTACTGCTGAAGCTCTTGCTCTTTCTGGAGCGCAAGCGCTTCCAGATAGCGAGCGCGATCTTCGGATTCTTTGTTTTTTTGGTTGAGCTTGTTGATTCGCTTGCTAACCGATTTGGTATAACGTTCAAGCTCGTCATCGCTGCTGACCTCTTGCCCTTCGGGTGAGTCTTCAGTGATGGTGACTTCAATCTCTTCTTCTTCTGCTAGGGGTGCTGTGTTTTCTACGCTCATCGGTAACTACTCACTATGTCATCAGGATCTAAAATCGTACCAATCACCTCATCGTCGTTGATGATTCGCACTTCATCTCCCTCATCGAGCTTGAACCGTGCCCCGGCATAACGACCAATCAACACCCACTGTTTTTCTTCGCACCAAGGGGTGTCGCCGTATTTAGTTTTGTCGTTATAGCAAAGCGGACCCATCTTGACGACATAGGCAACAACCGTCGCCAGCGCCTCTCGGTCCACTGTTTCTTTGGTTAAATGAATGCCGCCTTTGCTGGTTCGTTTCCCGGCATAGGGAATAACCAACATACGCCAACCAGACGGTTGGGGCATTCGCTCTAAAGCTGACTTGTCGAGCAGGGTAGGATCTAAGACGCGATCCTCCTTATCGACAAAAGCGGCCTCGATTGACGGTTTGCTCACTCGCGCTCTCCTCTTGCGTAAAAGTCTTGGATGGTTTGTTCAACCAAGTTTAACGCAGTTAGCTCGCCTTGCAAACTTTTGTAGTGTTCCATATCTTTTAGCAAACCTTCACACATTGTTTCAACAATTAGCTCACGCCTCTCGCTGATCCTGCGCTTGATGGCTGCTGCCAGATCTACATCGTCTCTCATACGCGCTCGTAAAAATCTAAGCCCTTCGTAGCTGCGCCCGTACCACGGGTACGCATACGCTTAACTTTGACCTTCATCTGTCCGCCAGAAACAGACCCGCCCTGCTTAAAACCGCGAGCTTCTTCAAGCGCGATAGCAACCGCCTGCTTCTGAGGCTTGCCCTCACTCTTCAGCTTGCGAATGTTCGAGCTGATCGTCTTCTGACTCTTCCCTTTCTTCAACGGCATCTTCTTCCACCTTTGATTGCTTTTTCTTTGAAGCCGCTTTTGGCTTCGCCTTTGTTTCAACAGCCGCAGCTTCAGGCGCTGCGATAGAAACCGACACTGCGGCTGGCGCAGATTCTCCACGAGCAATTCGATCAAGTTTAGCTTGAATGCGAGCATCACTGGCAGCTTTGCGCAGAGCCTGCTCCTCTTCCATTCGAGCAATCGCTTGACGCTCTGCCTCACGCATGAGGTCTTTGTTCTTCTTTAGCTCTTGCTGCTTCTCTAAAACGTAACTGGTTGTCATCAAATACCTCCAAACTTTGCTTGTAATTCAAGCAATTTTAGTTGCGCTTGTTGCTCTAGCCTCTGCATAGCAACGTCTAACTTATCATCCGCAACTTGTTTCTGAACATCAATCCTTTGTTTCGCTATCTCTGATTCTAGCAATTTCTCTTGATCTCTCTGAGATTGCTTTTGCTCGAACTGAGCCTGATCCATTTCAATCTCTTGCTCACGGATATCTAGCTCGCGCTGGCGAATTTGAACTAAAGGATCTTCCTCATTGCCCTGACCAATAGACAAGAGCAAATCTTGCGTGAGCTGAGCCATGATCGGAGACGAGAAGCTCTCGATCAGCATCGCAATCTCGCCCTGAAGCATTGGCTGCTGCTCGGGGGGAACTTGCTGCATCTGCTGCTGCATCATTTGAATCTGCTGCTGGGTCTCTGGTGTGATCTGCTCCTGCGCCATCTGAGCAGATAGGAACTGCAAATGCTGCATGATGTGAGCGATGATCAAAGCCTGAGCTTGAGGCGTGGTTTTAACCACCTCGGTCAAGAATAAAGAGCGATGAGCATCAATATGCGCCTGATGGTTCTGCTGCTCAAAGGCCTGCTGAGGCTGGCCAATCATCAGGCCACTGTTCTCGATCCCAGCATCAACCGGCATCGGTGGCTGAGGCTGAGGGGGCGGCTGGAGCAAGGAATCGATGTCTGAGACGCCTAAAGCTGCGTACATTCGCCTGTAGGCCTCATAAATCCCCTGTGGGCCATGAATATCAGGGTTTGATTGCACGAGCTGCATTAGCTCTTGCGCCATCGTAATCCGCTGAGATTGGCTGAATATGTTGGGATCTGATACCGGGATAACATCGACACGGCCATCAAAGTCGGTTTGTTTGACTTCTTGAGGGCCGCTGCCTGTGTTGTACGGGTACATGGGCGGCAGATACTCGCTGAACACGCGAGCAAGGAGCTGGAACTCCATTTTCTGCGAATAATGCAGGCGCTTGTGAATCGCGCTCATCACCTTGGTTCCACGCTCTAGGAGCGCAACCGTGGTGCCCACGGGCATGGCTTGGTTCATATCACCGACGTTGGTGTCAGCAATCGAGGCAAACCGCTTACCAGAGTCCACCAGCATCCCAAGAAGCTGCATCAAAACGTTTGATGGTTCCTTGATCGGAAGCGGAATCAGGTTCTCTCGTAAAGAGCCGCCCGTTGTGTCAATATCTCTGAACTCTCCGGGCTGAAGCGGCTCATCCTCATCTCTAATCCTCATTCCTCTTGCTTTGAAGCCAGAGGGGAGGTTAGCGATTGTTCCAGCGTCGATAAGCTGGCGGAGAATGGACGTTGAGGCCTTGGAGAGACCTCCAATCATGTGGCTTAAACCAAGCCCGTAGAAGCCCAAACCGGGCAAAAACTTGTACTGAACGAAGTAATTAATCTTCTGTTTTAAGGGGTCTTGCTCGGAATAATTGCGGCGAATCGCCAATACTTGCTGAGAAGCCTCGTCAATTGTGACGATATAAGGCAGTTTTAGGCCCGTAGGCTCTCCATCCTCGCCAATATCCTCATATCCCGGCAAATCAAGGATCGTATGGACCTCATAAACCGTTCTATCCCGGTTTTCGGAATAACTAGGCTCCATACCCTCAATTTCATCGATTTCTTCTTCGATATCGCTTCGATTGCGCACATAAATATCGCCTCGAAGCTCAACATCGGCATAAAAACCGGCTAATTGCTGTTTTCGGATCTCGTTTTTGCTCATCGAGATCACATGAGTCACTCGCTCAGCCGAAAGAATGTCCGGGGCCTCATAAGGGACCACTAAATCCTCTGGCGCAATAAATTTCGAGACCGCTCGGCTTAATGCTTGATCGTAATAGACCTTTTTGAAGGCAGAACCGGCGATAGGTAGGTAAAAAAGCAGCATGTCCAGCTCAGGATCGTACTCTTGCATCACGTTCATGATGTAAAAGTTCATGAACTGCGTGACACGCTCCGCCTGCATCTCAACTTCGGCGTTTCTGGCCCCAATAATCTCGGTTTTTACCGGTCCTTTCGGGGGAAGCAGCTCTTTGTAGGCCTGAGCCTGAAATTGGGTGACCGATTCGGCCAAAATTGGGTGGATAACGCCCGAAGATCCCTGAAACGGCTGGCTGCGCATCTCGTCGAACTTCATACCAAGGTACTTCAAACCGTCAACGTAGGTCTTTTCCCACTCTGAACGGCTATCTTTGTCTGATCTGATCGACTCCAGCACGTCATCGGCTAGTTTGCCTAAATCGCCCTTGTCTAAAAACTCGACCAAATTGCTGTCAAACGGGATCTGAGGGGTTTCGGGAACCGCATCAATCTCCTCATCGATCAAGATATCCTCTTCATCGACCAAAATTTGCGCTGCATTCCGAATCATGTCCTCACGGCTAGGATCTGGCGTAATCTCAACTGCGCGAGAGAGAGGAATTACGTCAGGATCGTCTTCTGTGCCGAGTCGTCGTTCGATAGCCATCAGTAGTACACCGTTCTATCCCGAGGCAGCAATCGCGCCTCTTCTTGATAATCATTCTCCAGAGCGACAAATCCGCCCTGCCTAAACCGCATCAGTGCCATTGTTGCCGAGTCGCAGTAATCGTCATGATCGCCATACGGAAAACTTGCCATTTCCTCGATCACTTCTTCTGCGAACAAATCATCCGGTGCCCAAACCATCGCTGATTCAAATATCGGAGCGACACTGTTCATTCTTGCAATCTTATCTTGACCACGGCTCGGTGTATAGGCAGTGACGGGAATGCCCATTCTGCGCAGCTCATGCGTCAACGGTGTCCCGCTTGCCTTTGCTTCGATTAGCACGCAATCTGGTTCCCAATACCTGTACTCGTCCATCGCTATCTTTTTAAGTTCTGGAAAGTCTACTCGAAACCGTTTTGCATCAAGCAGAATCACGCACTCAGGCCCATCAATTTCTGGCTGGAAAACCGCCCATGTGGTAATGGCTGAGTAGTCAGCCGTCTCCTTTTTGCTAAACGCCGTGTCGTAAGATTGAATGACATAACTATACGCAGGCACATAATCCTTATCCCAGATCTGCCACCACTCGCGCTTGACGATGGACCCCTCTTCAGACGTGGGGTTCTGCATCCACTGCGCATTCCACTTGGCAACCGGGAGAGAGGCCTTAACCGATAGCAGTTCTTCCTTCTTCCAAAACTCAGGCCAGAGCGGTTCTTCCGATTCGGGCATGATCGCCGGGAATTCAACTAGCTCCCATTGATCTGCGTGCATTTCGCCCTGCTTTTTGAGCACCTTGCCAACCAGATCTTTGGTTGACCAGCGGGTCATTACTATCACAATAATGCCGCCCGGTTGCAGACGCTGCCGGGGACCGGAGGTGTACCACTCGTAAACCGCATCCATAGCGGTAGGGCTTAGCGCGTCCTGCTCGCTCACGGGGTCATCGATGATGAGCAGGTCCGCGCCTCGACCCGTAATCGCGCCGCCGACACCAGCATAGAAAGATTCGCCGCCTTCGTTGGTTGTCCAGCGACCGGCTGATTTGTTATCAGCTTGCAGCTTGAGCTTTGGGAAGACTTCTTGATAATCCTCAGAGTCAATGATGTTTCGCACCCGGCGACCGAACCGGACAGCCAGCTCAGCGGTGTGGGTGGTCTGGATGATCTTGAGGTTGCCGCGCAAGCCCATCATCCAAGCAGGAAAATAGGTTGAGGCAAATTCTGATTTGGTGTGTCGAGGAGGCAGGCAAACAATCAAGCGTTTGAGCTTGCCCTGAGCAATACGGTTGAACTTCTCTCCGATAATTTTGTGATGGCGACCCTCAACAAATTCAGGCCACATTTGTTTCACAAACTTAATGAAATCGCCCTGACACTCTTCTTGCTTTTCGATTTGCTCGTAACGCTTAAGAAGAGCAACAGCCTCAGTCTTCTCCTGATCAGACAGGATGTCGAAGTCCCTTAGCGCAAGGTCAGACATTGCTCCATTCTTCGCCCTTGAACAGCAAAGCCTCCGCCTCTCTCCTGCGAACTAAACCGTCAAGCACCTTGCCGCCTGACTTGTTCCACCTGCGAATCTCAGTTGGCACATCTTCAAACTTACTATCATTCAACTTTTTGAGCATGGTCGATGATCGCAAATTTCCGGGTCCAAGGTTGTAGGTCCACGCAACCAAAGCGTCAAACTCATTCTGCTCAAGCGGGACAGTGACCGCCTCACGCACATAACCCTCGAACTCTTCGAGATCTTCTGCGAGCATGCGATCCGCGTCCTCCTGCGTGCAAACGTCTCCTTCCTTTACGCTTGCCGTGTGGCCATAACCAATCGTCCAGACTTGAGC